CGCCGCTGAGTTGTGGTCGGCCACGCTCACCCGCTCCACGTCGCGTGGCTGGCCGCACATCACGCAGCGGCCGGCGGAGTGTATCTGGATCGATCCCGGCGCGTCGACCGTCGCGACCGCGAAGGCGCTGTGGGACGTGCGCGACGTGACGGTCTCCGAACTGCTCGAGATGGGTCTGCCGGAGGACAAGGTGCTGGCGCATCGGGGTCGCGGCCAGGACATGCGGCGGCGTCAGGAGGTGATCGCCAGAGACGGGGCCAGGGGGCGTAACATGGCCGCCAGCCCGCCGAACGATAAGGCGACCAGCCTCGTCAGGTATGCCGAGGGCTGGATCAGGATGGACACGGACGGCGACCACCGCGCCGAACTTGTCCATGTGCACATGCTGGGCAACGCCCAGTCACTTATACAATGGGAGCGGGTCGACGAGACACCGTTAGCCTGTTTCACGCCATATCGGGAGGTGGGTCAGGTCATCGGCATGTCGCAGGCCGACATGGTGATGGATCTGCAACGGATCGAGAGCCGGGTAATGCGGGCCACCCTGGACAGTCTGGGCCAAAGCATGTTTCCGAGGACGGTGGCGACCCAGGGCCAGGTCAACATGGCCGACGTCCGGCAGACCGCGATCGGCAGTATTATAAGAGTGGCCGCCGCCGGCGCGGTGACCGAGTTGACCAAGCCCTTCATGGGCAAGGAGGCGCTGCCGGTGATGGCGGTGCTGGAGAGTATAAGAGAGAGCCGCACCGGCATCACCCGCGCCAGTGCCGGTCTCACTGTTGATGAACTGCAATCGACCGCGCCCATCGCGGTGTCGCAACAGTCCAGTGCCGCGCAGGATCGTTTGGACATGGTGGCCAGGACTTTGGCCGAGACCGGTCTGGCGCCGCTCTACAGTGGCCTTCTCCGCATGCTGGCCCGCCAGCAGGACCGGCCGAATGTCATAAGAATACGGGATGCCTGGGTCGCCATCGATCCGCGCGCGTTGGCCACCGACTGGGAGTGCGCGGTCAATGTCGGCGGCAAGGGCATGCCGGCCGAGCGGTTGCAGATGTTGTCGGCGATCGCCGGCAAGCAGGAGCAAATCATGCAGGTCGGCGGGATGGGCAATCCGTTGGCCGGCATCCCGGAGTATCGCAACACGTTGGCCCGGATGTTGGAGACCATGAACATCTCGGATGTCGGGGCCTATCTGAAGCAACTGCCCGATGGCTTCCAGCCGCCGCCACAGCCGCCGCCCGCGCCCGATCCATCCCTCATCCTGGCCCAGGTGCAGCAGAGCAAGACGGCGGCGGACGTGGAGAATGACCGGGCCGACCAACAGACGAAGCGGGCCTCTCTTCTGCTCGAGGACGATCGGGAGCGGGACAAGGCGGCGCTGGATGCCTGGACGAAGACGTGGGTGGCGGCGGCGCAGTTCGGCACTCCGGCGCCATCGCTGGATCAGTTCAAGCAGAGCATGAAGAGCAACGCGCCGGCTGTCGGTCTGCTCTCCGATCTGCCGCCGCCGACCTCACCACAACCTCCGGCCGTGGGGCAGCCTCCCCCAGGGCCACGGCCGCCCCAGGGGGGAGGGGCGCCGGGTCAGCCAATGATGCCGCAAGCAATGGCTGGCCCGCGTCCGCTCCAGGGGAACATGATGCCGCCACGACCGATGGCGCCGCCCCCCGGTCCACCACCGGGTGCCGATCCGATGACCAGGGCGGCGATTGGCAACGCGCTGGCGACCGGGCGGATGCCTACCGCATACGGCCAGATCGCCCAGCGGGCCGCGCTGTCCCCGTTACTGGGACCGGGCGGGCCGCCGCTACCGGGACCGGGAGGGCCGCCGGCATGACACTTATACTTATTGTATTGCTGCTCGTGCTGTTGCTTGGCGGCGGGTGGGGTTATTCGACCGGTTACTGGGGCTATGGCAACCCGTTGGGGTTGCTGCTGCTGGTGTTGATCGTGCTGGTGCTGGTGGGCGCGGTTGGCGGCCCACGTTGGGGTTATTGGTGAGATGCCGCTGACCGCCGAGCAGGTTGTCCAGGCCGAGGCGTGCCGGCGCATGCTGGACGATCCGCACTTTCAGGCGGTGCTCGACCGCATCGTCTCCGAGGCGGCGGGCCGGGCGATGTTCCTCGAGGATGAGCGCCAGCGTGAGGACAACCGGCGGGTGGTGATCGCCATCAACCTGATCCGCAACGAGCTCACCGCCGACGCCGAGGCGGTGGAGGCGGATCGGGTGGCGGAGCGGATGAACCGGGCGATGGAGTGATGGCGATGGCGTCCTTGCTGTATCCCGATGAGGAGCAGGCCCAGATCCAGGCGCCCCAAGGGGGGCCATTGAGCCTGTTGCAGCCGCCGGATGACCGTCCGCCCGCGCTACAGCCTGATCCGAGGGCCGATGCGTTGGGGACGGTGTATCAACAGGTGATGGACGCGATGGAGGCGCAGCGGCGGATCAGCGCCGCGCGTGGTTTGTGGGATGACAACACCGGGCTGCCGACCAAAGCCGGACTGCTCGATGCGATCGGTCAGGCCGGGACCGCCGTGGCGCTTGGGACGGGCGGCGCGCCAGAGCGACCCGGCTTCACCGCCTACCATGGCAGCCCGCACCAGTTCGATGCGTTCGATCTGAGCAAGATCGGCACCGGCGAGGGCGCGCAGGCTTACGGGCACGGGATGTATCTCGCGGAGAACGAGGGCGTGGCGCGCTCGTATAAAATGGCTGGACAGCCCGGTGGCGTTGGCCACATGTACGAGGTCAACGTCAACGCCGACCCCGAGCGGTTCCTGCACTGGGACAAGCCGCTGAACGAGCAGCACCCGGATGTCCAGGCGGCGTTCGGCGAGAGCGGTCCATTGTCGGAAGTTGGCAAATACTTCGCCAACAATCCGCGTCTGGCAACGAACGGTGCGGCCATTGAAGACACGCTTAAAATGATGGGCCACACCTCAGCATCCGCAGCGCAGGCGCTTAATGACGCCGGCATCCCCGGCATCCGCTACCTCGACCAGGGCAGCCGTGGCGCCGGCGAGGGCAGCCATAACTACGTGGTGTTCGATGCCAACACGATGAACATCATCCGCCGCTACGGCCTCGCCGGCCTGATGGCGGGCGGCGGTGCGGCGGCCATGGGCGGTCAGCAAAGGCAACAGCAATGAGCGAAAGCACGGGCACGCCGGCCTCCCCGGCATCAACACCGGCCCCGGCAGCGACACCATCTGACAGCGGCGTCAGTCCGCCGGCCAACGAATCCCCCTCTATCTCGATCTCCGAGGCGGCGCGGCTGCTCAACCGGCAGCGGCGCGGTCCCGAGGCCCCGAGGGAGGCACCCACGTCCGCCACGCCCGCGACACCAGCACCTCCGGAAGCGCCGAAGCCTTCGGTCGGCGGAGCGGTCGACGGCGGGCTGTCAGCGATGGAGCGGGCGCTTGGCGTGCCGGGCGCGGCATCGGAGACAGCGACGGCGCCGCTGGCCGACATGGCGCTGGGCGACGGGTTCGAGATCGAGGGGCAGCGGCTGAAGACCCTGGCCGAGGTGCGCGCCTTCGCCCAGCGCAAATCGACCGATTACACGCAAAAGACCCAGGAGATCGCGCAACAGCGCCAGGCATTGCAGGCCCAGCAGGCGGCGCTGGCGCAGGTGTTGCCTTATATCCAGCCGGAATTGCAGCGTCTTGCCGAGACGGTCCAGAACGCGCCGCCACTGCCCGACCCGCATCTGTTGGAGACCAACCCGCAGCAGTATCTGCGCGAGCGGGCCGCCTGGGAAACGGCGGTCAATGAACAGAACAGGCTGGCGGGGCTGACGACGTTGCAACAGCAGGCGCAGCAGCGGGCGATGGAGCAGCAGGTCGCGGCCGCGAACGAGCAGCTGGCGAAAGAACTGCCGTTCTGGGCTGATCCGACCGAGCGGGCGGCGGCGCAGAAGCAGATCGTCGACTGGGCGACCACCAAGGGCGGCTTCAGTCAGGGCGAGTTGCAGGGGCTGACATCACCGCATCATCTGAAGGCGATGATGAAGGCGGCCATGTTTGATCGTTGGGTGGAGAGCGCGAAGACGACGGCGCCGCTCCAGAGCGCCCCCGCGCGGGGGGTCGCGCCGCCTCCCGCTCCATCGGAGCGTGTCGCTGTTGCTGAAGAGGCGTTCGGCCGGAAGGCCGACTACCGCACGGCGGCGGCGTTGCTGGCGGCTCGGCG